GAGCTCCAGGAGTATCAGATAAAGAAGAACCAATAAATGGACTTAAAAAGTCTGTCCAAGGATTTTCTTTACCAAACCAATGATAGTATCTGGCTGTTTTTGAAGTTACTTCCTGATAGATTGCTTCTGCAATTGTCTTTTTGAACTTCTGTTTGAACATTGAATATGATGCTGGCATTTTATTATCCTACAGAAACAACCCAAGAGATAGCAATAGTTTCTGAACTTGATTTAGTAATAACTGGAAATGTAGTACGGCAAAGCATAGTACCATATGTTATTTTATGGTTTGTGCCTACACCATCTGTAATTGCAATTGTAACAGGAGTTCCAGCTGTAGCATCAGCATATGAGAGAGCTAATTTAAATGTATTTGCTGATAGTCTAACTATATAATATGTACCGCCATCTGATAAACCTACAATAGCTGTACCACCGCCATCAGTGTATGTAATCTTATCACCTGTAACAAGTCCATGAGAGACTTTAGTAATTACATGAGAAGCAGCATCAACATCATTATCACCATCAAATATTAAAACTGATGATGAAGATTTATTGAATACACCAGCTTCAACAATTGAACCTGTACCAATACCTGCTCCAAATGTAGCAGTAAATGATACATTTGTACCTGAAGCTATGGCTGAAGTTGTAACAACGCGAGATAATTCATTAACTAATGTTGTTTGTGATAAAGAACCTACTGATGCATCGTCGCCAATTGCCATATAACCCATTGAATCAAGAGATGTGCCAACCATTCTAGATGCAATAAATTCTTTGCCTGATGTTACAACAAGATTAGGAACTTCAGTAGAATATACTAGTTCCTTATTGTCATTAAACTTTTGAATTAATAATTTACCTGTTAAGGTTATACTGTCTTTAAGCATTGTTTACTCCTATTAAGATTCTATGATGCTTGTGACAGCATCTGTTACTGTTAAATTAGTTGATTTTAAATTATTTCTGCCATCGCCAAAGAATGGAATATTAATTGGTGGATTATAAAATGCATCTGGTGCCATATAGTCTTCTAAATCATATGGTTCTATTCTAATTCTACCGCCAGCGTCAGAAGCATAAACATAATCATTGCTAATAGGTTTATTTATAGTGACGAAGGTAGCTTTACCTCTCCATTCTCCTAATTCTAGAGATGCAGTAATTTCTGGAGTATATGTATTTTGAATCTGATATTCACCAAAAAGGGCTGTACCGGCTGGATGGAGATATGATTTAATAAGAGCTTTATACTTATCTAATTTTTCATCTACAGTAATAAGATAAGAATATTTTTGCCATCTATAACTATCTTGAATAACTATGTCGTCATCAAGGAATCCATCATTAGTATTATAATGTCCTTGATATTTTGCAACAGCACCGACATCAAATCTAATTAATAGATAGTCTGGATTAGCACCTTGACCTGATAAAGATTCTTCATAGAATTGTCTTAAAAAAGTACCTGCATATGTAGGATCTGTAATTACAACATCCATATATTCTGGATTAAGAAGATAACCAGAATCCAAGAACTTGTCAATACTACTATCATTTGGTATAGAATACTGTCTTGTACTACCTTTATCAATTGTTAATGTTGATGAAGATGTAATTGGTCCACTAGATTGAAGTAAATAAAAATTTGATTCATATCCGCATCCATATCTAACATTAACAACAGCTACTACTCCACCATTAGAATCAACTTTTGTTACTTTTAAAAGTTGTGTAATAGTTACACCATTAGACACTGTAGTACCAGTAATTAAATCACCTATCTGATATCCAGCACTAGGTTGAACTACTATATAAGAAGTAGTTGTAGGAATAATAGTACCTGCAGCTCCCGCAAAATTAATAGTATATCCAGTTTTAATAGTACCGTAATAGTTCTTATTAATGAATACTTCCCAGATATTTCCACGAATATATTTGGTACGTTCAACAAATACTTTAATTGATATATTACTACCTTGAATGGTAATTCTATTACCAGATAAAACTGATGCAGAACCAGAAGAAAAGTCAACAAAAATAGACATTTCTTGTTGCCATTTACCATCTGATGCTTTAAGTACTGAATCCCATGGATATGATATTTCAGCGTTCTTATTATAAAGTAATTTAAATAAGAACTTGTATGATGATTCAACTCCTTTTGCCACAAAGAGTTGTTTAACTTTTCTAAGTAATAATTTTTGATTTATGAATTCATAATTATCACCAAATATATCAAGTTCATTTTTAAAGAATTGAATGAATTCATCTAGTGTTTCATCAACATCTCGTATTAATTCTAAGTTTCTTTGCTGATATCCTGCCGAAACTGTTGTAGTTCCATCAACAAAAGTCTTTTTATCCATGAATTCATAATAAGCTTCAATAAAAGCTACGAATAATGGATAGTCTTCTCTAGCAAATTCTGGAATCTGCTTTGAGACTATTGATTTTAAATTAATGGTCATTAGTTCCTGCTTGAAGTAAATACATAGTTAGCTCCACCGGCAGGATCGCCTACAGATACTTGATCAAGAATAACTGAAACATTAATGTTTTCATCTGGTATAGTTACTAATTGATTTCTAACAGATACTACATCATTTGATTGAGGTTTAATAATTAATTCAAATATTGGCGAATCAGTTTGATCGATACCAGTAATTTCAAGTTCATCCATATAAATTGTACCTGTTGTATAATTAATAGTACCAAATGTTCTAAAGTATGTTTTAATATCACCAACATAGTACCACATTTTTAATACACCAGTAGTTGTTCCTAATATTGGTAAATCTTCAAGATACATAACATTATCATTACCTTGGATATAAAACCCTGTAGATGTTATTGATTGTTCTGGAACACCTGAATTATATATTGGATTACCAAGATTAATTGTATAATTCGAATTAGAGTTATATTCAACTTCAATTTCTCTATGTAATTTGATAGTTGTAATATTACTAATAATTGAATCTTCTGTTGCATCTATTTTTGAAGAAATATTAGACTGTCTAAATATACCAGTAAATGATTGAAGATTGTCAGTATTATATGCTTTAATAGTATCAATAATTAAAGCTTTTAATTCAGATTCAGATTTTGAAGTTAAACGCGGATTATAATATGCAGTTGTTGTAACTTCAACATTGATATATTCTGGGTCAACCATAACTGGAGTAATAGATACAACATTCTTTTGTTTTAAAATTTCTCTAGTAATAAAATCTTTTTGTGTATTAGTTAAAACAGAAGTTGTTTTTGGTTTAATAGATAAGTAAATTCTTCCATATGAAGGAGGAACGTTATCTTCTCCGCCCCACGCATTTACTGTATCTGCTTCTGGATAAACTCTAAATATTAATGCTTTATAGTCTTCAACGGTGACTGCTCTATTTTGAGCTGAATAAGCTCTTGGAGCATTATATCGAATAGATTCAATTCCTTCAACTTCATCTCCTCCTACAGCATAATTCTTTGTAGTTACCGCAACAACTCCACTAAGCAATGTAGAACCTGTATATGAGAATACTCTTGCTCCATTTGCTGCAGTTTTATTGGTTGTCATATATGTAATATTAACAACATTACCATTAACTAAAGCTTTACCAATTGTGTTATTTCCAAATTCTAATTCGTAAAGTTTACCTTCTATTTCTTTTATAAAGTAAACTTGAGATTCTCCATCTAGATTAATAATTTCTTCTTCATTAATAAAAGTGGTAAAGTTTGAAGAAGAAGCATTGTCTTGAACTCTTATTTTAAGAGTTGATAAATCAATATCAGCATTTGGTAGAATATATTGAACTCCATCAGCTACTGTGTATTTAAATGTTAAAGGAGTACCTTCTTTAATAATAACATTAGAAAATGTATATGTTGATGTTGATAAATTTAATGATGTAACTATTGCTTCAGTATTATAGAATGAGTACTGAATGCCATCAACAGCAGTTGAGAATGACCTATAAGCAGGAAGAGTTAAAGTAGCTGGAGTAGTTGCAGTTGCAGATACTACAATATCAATTGTTGCTGCTGCACACGTTGCTGAATGAGGAATGTACCCAATTTCTTTAGCTCTAGAAACGACTGATGATCGTTTGCTGGCAGAATCTAAGAAAGATTCATTGACAGCCAAGTTTGTATATAGAGCATTGTAATGGGTATTATATGCAAGTATGTCTAAAAGTACGGAAAGGCCGGCACCTTCAAAGTCATAGTCAGCAAATGTTGACTGTCCTTTAAGATATTTTTTTAAATTAGACTTAATTGCATCAAAATCTAACTCAGCGACTGAAATATTTTTATTAGCCATTATCGTGTTCTCGTTAAAATAAGGTCGACCGTTACAGGTCTAGTTGTGTTTATAATCATAAAGACTATTGTTGCTTGTATTTCATTACTATCAGCTAGAACCTCCACATTAACTTCTAAAAGATTAACTCTTGGTTCAAAAGCAATTATAGTATCTCGGATAGCTCTTTGAAGTAAAGTTCCTAGCATAG